AGTTCTAAACAACTGAGACATGCCTTCGACGTGCAATGTTTCATCACGAATAGACCATGTAACAATTTGTCCCATACCTTTCATTAGGTTGTGTCGGGGAAAGTTCAGTAGAATAGCAAAACTACTAAATAACTGTACCCCTTCTGTAAATCCAGAATAAATAGCCATTGTTTTTGCAATGTTCATTGGCGTATCCATTCCAAAGTTACTTAAATACTCATGCTTATCCAACATTTCTTTATGCTCAAAAAACTTTTGATACTCTTCATCTCCAAACCCAAGGGTCTCGAGAAGTAAAGAGTAAGCCTCTTGATGCACAGCTTCCATTGCTGCAAAAGCAGAGAGCATCATTCTTACTTCCGGCTGTTTAAAAGTCGGAAGATAGTGCTTAGCGTAGCCGCAACATACATCTACGTCAGCTTGTGTAAAAAATCGAAAGATACTAGAAATAAGTTTCTTATTTCCATCTGTTAATTTTTCACGGTAGTCTTTCAAATCATCCGCTAGATTCACTTCGTCGGGAAGCCAATGCATGTGCTGCTGAGACTTATAATGCTCAAAAGCCCACGGATAGTTGAAAGGTTTATAGTATTCTCTTTCAGTTAATAGATTCATATTATCACCAATTATGTACTACGTTTGCCATAATAAAAAAACAAGTCATAAAGTTAATAAGTACAATAGCAGTTCTTAAAGTTGCTACTATATTATCGTATTCTGCTGTCTTCTCATCTGAGAAACTTCCGATTGTATATTTCCAAATTGTCCAAATTTTAGCCTTCACAAGCTAAACAACCTTCGTCGTCAATACTTTCTAGTATTCTTTCTCGAAGCACTTCGTCAGATACTGTCTCTGCTCTTTTAAATGCTTCACTTCGTAGATAATACAAAGTCTTGACTCCTCTTTTCCAGGCCATCATATGAATAGCGTGAAGTTCTGCCTTTGATACATTTGCAGGAAAAAAGATATTTAAGGACTGACTTTGACAAATAAATTCTTGTCTGTCTCCAGCCATTTCTACGACCCATCTCTGATCTATTTCAACTGCTGTCTTAAATACTTCTTTTGTCCATTCATCTAGAAAGTCTAAATGCTGTACAGATCCACTATTAGTAATAATACTTTTCCATACTTCATCAGTGTCTTGTCCTAAATCCTGAAGAATACTCTCCAGATACTCGTTTTTAAGTAGACTGGATCCTGACTTAGTTTTTTGTGTAAATGCATTAGCACGGTATGGCTCAATGCTGGGACTAGTATTACCGCAAATGATACTAGAAGAAGCATTAGGAGCAATAGCGAGCAAATGAGAATTCCTAAGTCCACTGCCCATCCCATCAGGACAATCGCCGCGTTCTGCAGCAAGTTGTTGAGTTGCACGTACTGCCTCCGATTTAATTCTACCAAACATTTGTAGATTCTTGCCCTTTGCCATTGCACTCTCAAAAGGAATGTTATGTCGTTGCAAATGAGCGTGAAATCCCATAGCTCCTAGACCAATACTTCTTTCTCTCATAGCACTATAACTAGCACGAGAGAGTTGATCTGGAGCGTTTTGTATAAAGTGCTCTAGTACATTGTCAAGCATACGGACTAGATCTGGAATAAACAGATCATTATTTTTCCACTCATCGTACTCTTCCAAATTCACACTTGATAGACAACATACCGCAGTGCGGTCTTTATCTGTAGGAAGTGTGATTTCGGAACACAGATTTGATTGATGTACTCGTAACCCAAGTTTTTGTTGAAACTCGGGCACTGCTTCATCAACTGTATCTCGAAACACAATATACGGTTCTCCTGTTTCAACACGATTTTGGATAAGCTTTACCCAAAGTGTTTTTGCAGGAACAACTTTTTTAACTTCTCCTGAATGTGGATCAGTTAACGGCCATGAGTCATCAAATCCAGGATTTCGAGTAGCGTTTTCGATGAGTTGCATAAAATCATCTCCAATCATTACTCCGTGATGAAGATTTGTAGACTTTCGATTGACGTCACCACCAGTCGGTTTTCTCACGTCCAAAAATTCTTCAATCTCGGGATGAGAAATATCAAGATATGCTGCATAGCTTCCACGACGTGTTACGCCTTGAGAGAAAGCAAGCATCTCTGCATCTACAACTTTCAAAAATGGAATCACACCTGTACTTTCGGAGCCATTGCTCGTTTTCGAGCCTACACTCCGAACCCCGGTCCAACATCCTCCAACACCACCACCAACAGAAGAAAGAAATGCATTCTCTGTATAATGATTGGTTAGTCCTTCTCTACTGTCTTCAACATAGTTTAGAAAGCAAGAGATAGGTAATCCTCGCGTAGTTCCACCATTTGATAGAATCGGTGTTGAGAACATAAACCATAACTTACTAGCGTAGTCATATAATCTTTGTGCATGATCATCATCGTCTGCAAAAGCTTTAGCAGCCCTTGCAAACGCTTCTTGTGGGGAAGTTTCCCCTTCTACAAAATATCTATCTTCTAAAGTTTTAAGACTAAATTCGGATAAATAATTATCTCTGTTATAGCTAAGCTGCATCGAAAGTGCTCCTTATAGCTGAAACATTATCAGCCCCTATTGCGTCGTCACAATATGTTATTAAATCCATCAACTCGTAGTTCTGCAATATTAACTCACCACTACAATTTAATGCTTGAATGTGCTTATAACTGCTGTTTAAGGGCAGCGAGTCATAAATACTTAAAGCATCACCATAGTCTCTAATCAATGATACAGCTCTTTTTGGACCAATACCAGGAATACCTGCTACATTGTCCCCCTTATCTCCAGTAAGACACTTCATAGAAATGTATTGTTCTGGAGTAACTTCATAATGCTGAGACCAATTATCTAATGTAACTTCTTTTCTCGTTACATAGGAGAATCTTCCCACATTTTCCTGTACTAATAGATCCCAGTCACGGTCACTGGAAACTAGCCATATTCGCTCAAGTCCATATGCTTTTTTCTGTTTTACAAGATGGGCGGCTAAATCATCAGCCTCTACCCCTTTAAATCTAAAGGTCATATGTTCTTCTGCTAATAGTTCTAGTGTAGCTTCATACTCTTCAAAGAACTCTTCAAAAGCTATTTTCTCTTCTTCTGTTTGTTCAGCGTATTTATCTTTTCGATTTTGCTTATAATCAGGACTTATATTCTTTCTATAAGAAGAAGACCCCCAATCTGCTGTAATAATTATAGTACCACAACCATAAGATTTTGCCAGACTTTCTACTGTTTTTTGATATTCGTATCTAAAATCAGATCTACCTTGGTGCTTCCATCGAAAAGCTAAATTCAGAGCATCTACTATCAGAGTACAACTTGCGTCTTCTTCCGTTATTTTATCTGAAAAATTAAATGCCATTTAAAAATCTCACTTTTTCTTTCTTTAACCATTCTTCTGATAACAATACATAGCAATCTAGCCAGTCTATTCTCATAAAATGATTTGTTTTCTCTGGTAATAAACTTGTTACAACAAATACCGCTGAGCGGTTATATTTGAAAAACAATAGAGGTTCTTGATTGCCTCCTGCTGCTTGTTGTAACAACTTTATCCACCACTTTATTAAGTTGTTTGTTTTGGGTGCTGTAAATATCTTGTCAGAAAGAGGAGAACTCTCATAGTTTTTTACTTCTATACAGAATCTATTCTTTTCATGTGGTACATATAAATCACCTTTTAGATAATCTAATGCTCCAGAGTTAGGTACTCTCTCAAACTGAAGACCTGTAAAGTCCCTCAGCATGTCTCTAACTAGATATTCTCCTCTGGCACCTTTTGCTCTGGAATCTACCATTATTGCTCCAACCCGCTTACATTACCCTTCTTAACTACTTCGATCTTATCAAGTAGAGGGTGTGTCCATCCGTGAGAAACTACATAAGTATTTAGTTCTTCTTCTAATAATACTTCTACTAGTTTTTCTCTACCACTATCATCAAGAACGTTAATTACTTCATCCAAGAATAATATATTGATTCTAGATTTGGAAATACTGCTCATTAACTTACGAATAGCTATAAGTGTAGCAGTATTTACTCTAGCTAGCTCACCAGAAGAAAGGGCTAGAATATCTACTATATTTTCATTGTCAGTAATTTGTACATTCAACTTATCATTAGAAACAACAAACTCAAGAGTAAATCTACCGTCAGAAAGTTCCGCAAGATAAGTATTTGCAAGTTCTTCTAATTCTTTTACTAAGTTCTCTATTTTATAAGCAAGCAGCCCATTAGTACTGAATGCTTTCTTTAAAATATCTAAGTTTGAATTCAGAGTTTGCTGCGTATTTAGTACTGCTTGTGCACTATTTAGCTTTTCTACAAATCCGTCTGTCTGGGCCTGTATGATCTCTACTCTAGTGTTCTGCTTAGTTATACGCTCGTTTTCTTCTGAAATCTTTTTTAGTTCTTTTTTTGCTTCCTTTAATCTGTCCGATACTAAGCCTAGCTCTTCTTCTAGCTCTGCTTGATTTAGTACCTGATTAGGCAAAGTGGAATCAATACTTCTATATAACTCTTCCCACTCTTTTTGAGCGCGCTCTAAGTTGGTTCTAGCTGCATTATTTCTTTTTATCTGTCTAATCATGTCTTCATTTGTGTCTCTTTTATGGTCACACCTAGACAACGTATCTTTTTCACTATTTATTAGATCTTGTTTAAACTTAGAGTCTATACTTTGCTCACAAGTAGGACACTTATCCGCTAGCTTTTCTAATTTAATCAGCATCTTAGTAGCCGCATTAATAATGCTAGATATTTCTCCTAGTTCCTCTTGATACTTATCATAGGATTCTTTAGGAGGAAGAGGACTATCCTGAATCTTATTTATATCTATGTGAGAGAGTAATTCCTTATATTTATTATTTTGTATAATTTTTTTGTTTTTTTCGGAAATATTTTTAAGTTCTACTGATAAAGAACGGAAAGACTTCTCATCTTCTTCCGTATCTATTTCCAAATCCAACAGAGGAACTATGGTAGTACTCTCCAATTTATTGTTTGATAACCACTTTTCAACAGTTGCAATTTCTGATGATACGGCAATCAAGCTGTTTGAAGACTCTTTTGAGGCTTCTTTAAATACTTCAAATAAATTTACGTAAGCATCTAAGTGTAATAGATCTATCAAAAACTTTTTTCTGTTAGTGTCTGTGGCAGTTAGAAACTGTAAACTTGCATTTGTATTTTGATATACAAGCTGAGAAAAGGTTTTAAAGTCTATACCTAGCACTTCTTGTAGGGTCTTATAAGTGTTCGTAGCCGTGTGACTAGAGATATCTTCCCCGTTCTTTTCTAGTTTTACTTTGAGTGTACCTTTTCTGTCAACTACAATATTATAGTTATTTCCATCTTTTTCAAAGTCCAAAGAAATACTATACCCCTTATTAACATATCTATTAGGGATATCTGCTTTCTTGATACCTTTGGAGTTTTTATTATAAAGTACTTCTTCAATAATTAACGGTATGGAGGACTTCCCCATACCGTTCGTACCAATTATTTGAGTTACTGTATTGTCGTCTAAATCCAGTTCATTATCAGGACCATAACTAAAACAGTTACTCCACTTCAGCTTTTTGAGCGTAATCATTATAAGTCCCTACTATATTACTAATTTGTGCGTCTGGCAATTCAAGAATATATCTTAAATACTCGATTAGCTCCTCTTCTAGAGTCATCTCTTTATCAATAACTAATGTGGCTTCAGAGTTTCGTTTTATTACTTTTTTATCAAGTAAATCTGAGTTTTCTACTGCAGCCAGTTCTTGTATATCACCTTCTATCTCGTAGATAGTGTGATGATAGTCTGTAGGAACCATATCTGCGGGATCTTGAACAGTCTTTCTCAAAAGCTGAGGTAGATGAAATTTATCCCACATCCAAGTCCAATCATTAGAATTAATTAGTAGATATCCTGTCTCTACTTCTTTTCTGTGAAACGAAGTAGTCATTGGACTACCTGGGTACACAATATTTCTTTGAGTATTGCTATGAGCATGTAGATCACCAGCAAATACTACAGGAAAATCATTAAATAAATCTAGATCTACCTCTGGCTTTACATGCGGAGGAATCTCTCCCCTTACATGCGTAAACAGAGGCATTTTTTTATTAAAATGATCTAAACTATTTTTTTGATGAAGCTCCCTGTAAGGCAAGACACCAAACCCTAAGTCTTTGTCGATATAAGATATATCTACAAGATTAACTAAAGGATTAATATCTCTAGTGGCTTGCTTTAACTGGGAAAGAAAAGTTCTGTTTTTTCGCGTAGCTTCATGGTTGCCGTCATAAATAAGAGTAGGCTTTTTTACGTTTCTTACAAAAGAAAAATAAAGAGACAACTCGTCCATGCTAGGAATGCGATCAAAAAGATCTCCACCAATAATGTGCATATCGCACTCGCTTGAGACTTCATGTACTTGCTCAAAAAAGGTATTATATCTTTTTACCGCCCACTCAACTGGGACATTCTTCTGTCCCAGTTTTATGTGCCAATCTGCTGTGAATAAAATCATGCAATTTTAAACTCGTCTTCAATGCTTTCGTCAATCTCTTCTGTTCCGCCTAAGTTATCACGGATCTTATCGAGAAGTTCTTTCTGTGCGTCTGGAGTAGGGCGAGGCATTACCTCATCCATAGACTTTAGATCAGCTACAGCAGCTACTTCTGCATCGGTAAGAGCACGAGGCTTACACTTTAACGCCTGGAGCTGATACTCTACATTATAGGGCAGAGGGCCGGTTTTTACTCGCTTGAAACAAACATCCCAACCAGTTTCGTGGTCAGTAGGATCCCCTAGATCTTCTGCGGCAGTAATAATTTGCTCCCACAGTTTCTTCTTGAGATTTACTACTTTTACTTGACCGTTGTCAATGCACTGAGTAGCATAGCTCCAACCACACTTAAGATCAGGATAAAATTCACGAACCCAATCTTTGTCTAAATTATTAAAAGTCTCTTTGTTACGGTCGAAAGAAAGACATTCAAAAGGAATGTTCTTATCGTTCTCACCTTTAATCCAATAAACATAGCGAGCAAGAATGTCGCCTACTAGACGGAATTTGTTATCGCCGTCGGTATATTGGAAACTGCTGATCGACGACTTTTGTGCCGATCCTTTCTGTTGATTAAATGAAATTGCCATTAATGTATCTCCGAGTTC